AAGCAAACGACGAGCAGAGCCACCTTATGTCATCATTCAGATTCCAGGCCAGATATGCCTTACTCACTTACGCCCAGTGTGGAGACCTCGACCCGTTTGCTGTGTCTGACCACCTATCAGGCCTTAGAGCAGAGTGCATCATTGGACGAGAGACTCACGCTGATGAAGGAATTCATCTCCATGCTTTCGTCGACTTCGGAGTCAAATTTAGTACGCGGAACGTACGCGTCTTCGATGTGCAAGGACACCACCCGAATGTTGAACCATCTCGGGGACGCCCAGCTGGCGGATACGACTATGCAATCAAAGATGGGGATGTTGTTGCTGGAGGACTGGACAGACCCGCTGATGATGGCGGAGTGGGAGTATCTAAGACTACTCAGAAATGGGCTACAATTGTCGGTGCACAGACTCGTGACGAGTTTTGGGCACTACTTGCGGAGCTGGATCCTGGTGCGATGGTACGATCTTTCACTCAGTGTCGAGCTTATGCAGACCACCGGTTCCGAGAATCACCCGAACGCTACGTCACTCCGGAATCAATTATCATCGACACGGGACACGTGGACGGGCTCAATGAATGGGCTTTGTCAAATATTGTCGGACATCGACGAGGAGGTATGTACCTTTGGGCTTGCTTTTCATAATCAGAGAAGACAGTCCGCGTGACCTTCAACCCCCCCACCCCATAGGGGGCCCCGGGGGGGCACTCAGCCCGCTTGCTAACACGTGATATAGTAAGAGGGAAATCACTAGTGCTATATGGTCCAACCCGAACGGGTAAGACTGTGTGGGCCAGGTCACTAGGAGACCATGCCTATTTCGGAGGGCTTTTCTCAATGGACGAGGACATAAGCTCGGCCACATATGCGGTGTTTGATGATTTTGGAGGTTTAAAATTCCTCCCATCTTACAAATTTTGGATGGGACACCAGAAGCAGTTTTACGTCACAGACAAGTACAAGGGGAAAAAGTTGGTTGAATGGGGCAGACCATCAATATGGATCAACAATGAGGACCCACGCGAGGAGCATGGGGTCAGGTGTGACGAAATTGAATGGCTGGAACAAAATTGTATTTTCATTAGGCTAGACTCCACTATCGTTCGTGCCAGAATAGACTAGCTTCCGGACCAAAACTGAGAATATCAGTGGAGGCGGAAGGATGAGGCTTGAAAATATCCACAACATAAATATCTCCACAACCAGGACGGCCAGGTGTACTGAGGAAGCCAGCATCCTCTTCATCACCGTCCTCAGAATCAGAATAGACAAGGGTCTTATTCACAGGGTGCCACAATTTATACACTTTCTGAGTACCAGAATTGTTCGATGAGGCAATGCGGCGAGTACGATCAGACATGATCTTAACAATATTCGTATCCGTAATGGCGGTGAGAGGGTCAAAATAATCTTGACCAATCCGACCACGGAACATAAAGCCGAGGAGATTGTTGGCGGACGCAATCTGGTCCGAAGTAGAAGTAGTAGCGGTGAGATTGAGGGCGTAACGACGCCACCCAGAAGACGAGTCGGCATAATAAGGGGTAAAAGCGGAGCCAATAGGCAACATTATTGCCGTACCCTTGAAGGCAAAAACAATACGACGCCACTCCCAAGGAAGCGACGTAGACGTGTACATCCGAATACGCTCTTGCACACCGCGGATAAAACAACGCTGAGCAGTTCGGGTAGATTGATCGTTGATGTCGGAATGATTGCCGGAAGGATTGACGAAAAAATCACGTGCAGTAGGCACCCACGGAACAACAAAAACACCGAAACCAGAATTGGTGGTGTTGGCGGTCATAACGAGAGGGCCATTATTCTGGGTACCAGCGGTCTGGGAAAGACCAGCCATGGCATCACGCTTCTTGCGTGACACAAGATTGAGAATTGCACGTTTAGGCACCCGAGAACGACGAGTGCGCATGACGCGGCGATGACGCGTGCGAACCACACGACGACGACCCTGAATGGGGCGGCGCTGGGTATTTCGGAAGCGTCGGAAAGCCATATTGAATGAGGGATAAACTGTTGAGAAAAGAGCGGGGCGGACAAAGGAGGGAAGAGGCCTATATATAGGTGGATGGAGCCTGGCTCCGTGGCTCCATCGTTTGCTATAACATTA